ACATCGCCCGCAAACGCAATCCTTCGTTGATTACTTACTTTGATCCACGGATGGAGAAGTTTTTAAACAAAAGTTACGGCATCTTAACTTATCAGGACGACGTTCTCTATGCCTCAATTGAGTTAGCCGGATACAACTGGGAAGAGGCCGATAAATTCCGCAAAGCCATAGGTAAAAAAATCCCTGCTGAAATGGAACAACAGCATGGCAAGTTTGTCGACGGTTGTGTTGCCAAAGGGATGGAGCGCGAAAAGGCCGAAGAGTTATTTAAACAAATCGAAACCTTTGCCGCTTACGGTTTTAACAAAGCTCATGCCGCCTCATACGGAATCGTTGCCTACTGGACCGGTTATGTCAAAGCTAACTATCCCGTCGAATATATGACCAGTCTCTTAAGTGCCGAAGCCGGGAATACTGACAAATTAACCGAAGCCATTGCCGAGTGTGTCAACTTAGGAATCAAAATCCTTGCTCCAGATATTAATGAAAGTAATACCGGCTTTACCGCTAGCGGCACTAGCTTTCAAGTCAATAGTCGTAGATGCCAATTCAACCGAAGTAGAACTGGTAGCAATACCATAACCATAGTGAGAAGTAACCTTGCTGAATGTTACGATTGCCCCTTCCGTAGTTGTAGCCGGAAATCTGCACGCGGCATCAACCAATGTTGATGTAGCATAAACTCCGGTGCTGGCCGGATTAGCCGCAAATAAACTGGTAGTAGCTTGAGCTAAAGGCGCCCAATTTCCTTCCATAACCGCGCCCCCTCCCAATGAAAGCCAACTCGTTGCTAAATCCGGGCCGGTTAATGCACCAAGGCTATTACCAGCTGGACCTTGCGGGCCGCGTGGACCAACAAGACCTTGCGGACCCACTGGGCCTCTAGAACCAGCCGGACCAACCAAACCTTGAAGACCCTGTTCGCCTTTTGGACCTTGCTGACCGGATTTTGCAAGGAGACTGGATACAAGAACCGCCAAACCAACCACCAAAACGAGAGATAATACTTTTTGTAGAATTTTCATTTTATAAGTTGGCTAGTAATTTCTTAAACTCCGCCTCTTTAGCAGCGGCCTTGACTGGATTCTTAAGTTTATAGATTTCTATAATCTTAAGAATTTTTTCCTTTTGGACAGATACCGCTTCTTCCACTTTCTCTATTTTTTCTTTTGCCATTTGTTTTATTTATTTTTTGTGACCTTTGTCCTCCGAAGGTTATGTTGGGGGCGAGGTGATGGATAGTCGCCCCCGGCAAAACCCCCGGAGGGGTTTTCACTAGGCAAGCGTGATATCTACTATCAATGGCGCTTTCTGTGTCCAAACCTTTATGCCAATCTGGGTAGCAGTCGCTATTTCTTTACCGGTCTTTCCGGTAACATCTTTTTCCATGATGTCAAAGGAACGGGGAGAGGCATAAGTCGCAACACCCTTCACTCCGAACACGCGATGTCCGCTATTGGTGAAGGTAAGCGAACCAATCGTATCAGTGACGAAACGACCGGAACGAACGACATAAATGTCCACGCCCATATATGAACTCATAAATCCATTGTTCAGGACGGCATCGGCCAAACTGAAACCTTGAGAACCTTGAGCTTGAATCACTCCTGGCAAGTCGGTATTCTCAATTACCAAGAATAATCCTTTGGCAACGTCCTGATATCCGGCAACCTTTGAAAGTAGGTTGGACATAATGACCAAGAAGTTGGCAGCTGATGTAAATCCGCCAGCTGGAGTCGTATAAGCTCCCGTGCCTTTATCGCAAACTTCGTTCAGAACGAGTGCGTCAATCTTATCTGCGACAGCATAAGATTGGTTATCAACTCTATCAGAGAACAAGTCAAAGTTGGACAACAGTCTTTCAAAACCAAAGACGTGTTCGCCATAAGCAATTTCATCGCTCACAGTTAGGGTATCATTGGTCGTAGTCCAAGCAGAGACCGAATAAGTGCCCGCAGATGCAATCGCGGTCACGGCAGCAGTCGGCTGTGAAGAATAAGGATTGTGAATTGTATAATCCGCGCTCCTATCTACATCACAGATTTTTTCAGCGATGAGCGCATTCCGCAACACCTGTTGCAATCGTGCTTCTCGGAATTTTGTGCGCCACGCTAGAGTACCGTTAGTATTCATTTTAGTGAATTATCTTTTGTTAATAATCCACCACCCAACTAACGGATTCGTGTCTCGTTAGTTGCTATTTTTTCTGTTTTTTGGCGATTTGAATCGCCTCGGCTAGTTTCTCAATATCAGTTTCGGGAAGTTCTCCTTTGCGAGCTTTTTCAATAAGAACATCGCCTGATACTTTCGTAGAACCACGAGCGGAACGAGTATTTGCTACTTGCGCGCTCGTGCGTTCTTCCGCTTTATTGGCTAGGAAATCTTTGGCTAGTTTTTGCTTTAGGGCTTCGCGTACTGGCATCTCCAAGACTTTGGCTATTCTTTTAACCTCATCTAGGTCTTCCGCCGACACATTGGCCTGCATAATCGCCAACAAATCCTTTTCCGATAAAGAGCTTTCTGGTTTCTTGGTTTCGGTTGGCTTGGGTTGTTCTTTCGGTTTTTTAACCCATTTACCGTCTACTAACTCAAAACCTTCCGCTTTCTTCACGCGGGCATAGAGTTTTTTGTTCTGTTCTTTAAGAACTTCTACGTCCTCGGTTTTTTCGTCTTTGGATTCCTCGGTTTCCTCCTGAACGGATTCTTCCTTGGTTTCCTCGGTTTCTTCACCATTTGTAGAGTCGGTGGTCTCAATATCTTTTTGTTCTTCCATTTTTAAGAGGTTGTCTTCCTCAAGGATTGGTTAAGGGCCAATCACCCGTTAATTTAATAATAACAAATTTCAACGATTTCTACAAGGGGCGACTATTCCATCTTGTTTCGTTGTTTTCAAATCGTTTCGGGCAATGCAATATGTTCACCGCGTGTTATTTTTCCTGTCTCTGATTTCTTTTTCCTCAACTGATTCTTCCTTGCGATTGGCAAGTATTTTCAATTCCTCACTCCGAATGTCTATATAACCGAGCAGGATATTTCTTGCTCCTAGATTGATATGTAATTGCTTACAGTGACTGGCGGGTTCTTTTCCGTTAGGCATTAAATCAGATAAGAGTATCGGTTTAACTTTCTTACCCTCCACAATATTGAACTGAACATCAAGATATTCTTTCACAATTTGCTTCATCTGAATCTCAAGCCACACCGATTCCGAATCTTTGTTGGCGGTAGATACTCCGACAAATAAATCCGCTGACTGTCCGATTGGCGCATCGGCTTCAATTTCTGGCAGAAACAATTTCCGAATCACTGGCATTGTCGGACTTTGTCCAATATCCAATATTAATTTAATTTCAACAGGCGTTAATTTTCCCTGTAAAAGAAATTTACGAAGCGTCATCACCGCTCCCTCGTTATTCTCAAAAATTCCTTTTAGCAAGGCTAATTCACCATCATTAAAACGCATTGTTTGTTTCATTTTATTATTTCTTTCTTTTCCGTCCTGTGGCTTTATTAGCCGCATTTATGGCAATCGCTATCATTTGTTTCCTGCTTCTCGGCTTGCCATTCGCTCCGCGGGCCTTGCCTTTCTTGCGATTGTCTTTGTACAATTCACGCATATTCGCGCTTACATTACTTCCTAATGGCATAATTTTATGCTTTGAATCCTCTTTTCTTCCGACCTTTTTATTTTCCCATCACTTAACCCACTGGCGTGATTGCGGGCATAGGAACAACTGGAGGTGTTTGAGTCGCCGGCATTTCAACCGGAGAAACTGCGCCGACAAGAGATAAAATCTTACCCACTATCATTTTTGCTGTCGGATTCTGTTCATAATTGGGATTGAGAATGAGTTGCAGAGCTTGAGTCAGCGTGGTGGCAACCACATTTTTATCGGTTGATTCATTGGTAATAAGAACCTCCGAATCCCATTCTAAATCTTTCAATGCCTCTCTCCATGTAATATCTCCAGGAGACAATGCCCGCTGATTACCCAAAGGAGCGAGTTCTTGTTTCACGATTTGTTCTTCGGTTGTTTTATTGAATGGAGCAGGAATCTCAAGGTTTAAGATATTTTCCTTGGCCCTGGTGTTATATCTTCGTATTGCCTCATTTGGCACATACATTGCATCAATCCTCTTGATATCTTGTTCCTGCATCAAAGCCATAATTTCCTCGCTTGTATCCATTTTAGTTTTCAAATATGGAATTATGAATTTGCGAAGCATATCTTCCAGTGCTAATCCTTTATTCTGCGTCATCTTGTCAAAGAGAGAACCTGCTTGTTGAGTCAATAACGCAGTCGTTGAATAAGGAGTGCCAGATGGTGGAGTAATGCCGCGCAATGATTCTGGCGTTGCGGTAAGTTCTTGAGCTAATCTACTCCATTGCATAGAGAAATTCTGCAAAGCCGTAACATCCGCCTTGGAATTATTTATTTGAGTTAGTGGCCTATTCTCCGCATGAGTTAAAATATCTCCAGTTTCTATCGCTGACAAAATATTTCTTCCGTGATAATTGGCATCCGCAGTTTGGAAGAGCAGTTTTGAGGAAATATCCAAAGTATCCTTTAGATTTTTCATCGTATGATTTTGCATCCATTGCGCATCAAAAAGATATTCCACCGCTCCAATTGCTAAAGTTCTGCCATCTTGTTCCAATAAATGAGTAAGCAAATATGGGTCTTGTTCTTCATATCCGCAATATAGAGTATATTCATCCAATCCATCATCTTTATTTTTTTGATATGAAATGAGATGCACTTGTTGGCGGTATTCCTTGTCATCGCCATCCTTGATATCTATTTTTTTTGCCGCCTTATATGTCGCCACCGATAATTCTCCATGAACCTCAAACAATTCAATGAATTCCGATTGATTGTCTTTTTGATTGCCGGATAAAGTCTTTCTTGTGTTTATAGCGGTTATGAGATTTTCTACAACGGTCTGGTCAAGTTCTGCCATTTTCCGTAACTGCGCGGGAGTCTTGTAAATTTTCTCTATCCTTGGCAATGCTTCAAAATCCACCGGATCGCAGACAACTCTGTTCCATGGAACAATTGAGGGAACAAGTCGTCCATCTTTTTTCACAAATTTCACCACTGCCGAACCATATTGAGCTAACGCAAGTCCCCACTGATTGAGGAAAACTCCGAAGCGCTCTCGGCGCATCCAATCTTGTAAAAGAGCATTGGCAAAAAAGGTTAGGAAGATGTCCGATTGTCTAGTTTCTCTTATCCGAATATCTTTTCGGTCTATATCCGTAGCTCTGAACCAAATGTTAGCCGCGGCCACAACGATGTTGAAAAATGGTTTATCTCGGCCTAAAGAATCCTTGTCTCCGCTGATGTGCTTGGAATTGAGGTAAGCCGTAATCCGTTCAATCGTATCGTGCATTGACCACGACACATAATCGCCAATCTTGGTGGTGCCGTGAATATAATTCTCTATTGCCGATTGAACTATTTTGGGTATTGTTTCTTGAACCATTGGCCGCGAGCTTTCCATCACCGCAAAGCCATATCTATAAATATAACATTATTTTCTTTCATTCGCAAAGTGGCGTACGGAGCGAAGCGAGTTGCGCAACGCGTTCTTTGTTCCAATCACAAGGATAATTAAATTTTTCAATGAGACCAGCGATTTTTTTATTCAAATATCTTTTTCTTAATTCGTTGAGAGTGGCCCTGATATGTTCTTTGTTTCTTTGATACGGGAATTGGCTTTCTTTTTCCCGAAACATATGAGCGTAATAAACTTTTTTCGCAGTCGCGCACCGCCCGCCATTCAACCATGCCTTAATCCCCAACTCCGCAGCTTGTCCTCCCCAACTTCCCAAGGATTCATCGCATATATTCCATTTCCAGTAATTCTCGCGCGTAATCATCCACGCCGAACCTTGCAAGCACATTGTTTCATTCAACAATTCGCTATTCTCGCCCTTAGGATGGTATTGAAATACCAAATTCGTATCAAAGGCGTATGAAGATGCCGGTGTAATTAAAGGAATTTCCCATTTCTCGGCATCCAATGGCATAAGACGCGGCGCCAGAATGGTTCTATCATCAATATCCTCCAGCATTATCCGGTCAAATCCTTGTGAGAACGAAACATGCGCGTCAATCTTCATTACATAATCCGCTTCGGAAAGCCGAGCGAGTTCGTTTGTTATGGCGCGTTGACCAATACTTTTATCTTTCCAAATATATTCCACATTTGGCAAGTTTCGCATTCTATAATCCTTCGTCCATCCATCTAAACCGACAAGAATTTCCGTGTCGGATTCCTTATGCTTCAAAATATCATCTATTGTTTTATCAAGATATTTTTCATCTCTGGCCGGAACAAGAATTGAAATCTTGACCATTATTTTGTTGAGTTCATACCCATTTTATTCTGATTTTTAGCAAAATATTCATCCAATCTTTGCTTCATTTCCCCGCCATTTTCCGCCATCAGCATTGAAATGCAGTACCTGGTAGCATCGCAATTACTTACCATTATTCCATTTGCGAGATACATACCACTTTTCGTTTTCAGATTGTAAACGGGTACGCGACCAACGTAACGCTTTCTGACGACAGTTGAGATGGCAGAATCTACCTCTCTCTGGGTATTTTGTGAAGTATTTTTTTCTGCATAAGTCGCATTTTCGCTCAATAATCGGTCTGTTGTACATGAAATGGGCATTTTGCAACCCCAATTCTCTCCTACGTTTTTTACCGGTTGGAGTTTTAGACCATTGAGAGGCCAATTCAATAATTGTTTTAATGTTCTCTCTAGCCCACTCGCGCTTTTCTTTCGTCCAATGATGATGAGCGTGTTCGCCGCGCTCCATAATCCCAAGATTACTAATTGAATTATTGAGGGGATTGCCGTCAATATGATGAACAATGAATCCTTTAGGCACCTCTCCATTTTTCTTTCGCCAAATATATCTATGTAATCTCTCTCTCTTGCCTCTAAAAGTCGCTTTATTGCCGAGATAATAACTCCTTTCAACCCATTTAGGACTGTTTGGATATCTAGTCCAGCCGATACCATCATAAATATTTTTTTCTTTTTCCATACAACATCATCATAACGCAATGTGTCTATATCAATCAATCCTCTGTTAGTTAGTACGGGATGATTGGGTGTGGCAATTAACTTTTCTTCTGCCACTTCGTACTCGTAAACATTTTCAGTTCCGGTTTTCGTGCCAATTTCTTCAATTTTTTTACCATTTACGATAGTTCCGGCAACAAAACACATATGATCTGCGCGCTTTATCGGTTTCTCGTTGGCATTCCGATTATCTTTTTCTTCATCGTACGAATAACTCTCCAGTTCGGCAATAAGATTTATACATCGCTTATGGATTTTTAATTTGCCGGTCTTAAATAATTCCTGAATTTTGCTTATGCCGGCTTCTACGCTCCCTTTGCCTTTCGCTACCTCCCTGACATTTACTCGTTTGCGATTCAATTCTTCAATAGCCGCCGGATTTTCCGGATCGGGATATACCGCTTCAAAACTGCAGCCAGCTACATACTCGGCTATCTGAATATCGGTCTTTTCCGTCTTGTACCATTCATTTGAAACAAAAAATCTATCACCATCAGAATAAATCTCCGCCACTGCCGCTGGATTTCTATATCCGAAGTCTACACCGGCGTATCGTTTGAATGATTTGGGCACCAGATTATCATCTTCATATAAATGCAAAGCGCGACTAAATCCTTTATAAACCAGTCCGGTTGTCTTTGTGAACTCTGCCAGATATTCCTGACTAAATCTATCCTCTGGCAATGTCTCCTTGGCAGCATTCAGCTCATCTACCGGCAAATAAGGATTGTCATAACTCGTAAAATGAAATGTTTTAAACTCTCGGTCTTTCAATTCAAGATTGCATAAATCAAAAAAATGATTAAAACCCTTGGGCGTACTGGAAAATATGGCAATTCCTTGTCTATCAGTAAGAGTAGGCCTTAAAATCTCATGCCAATTAATCCAAAAATTTCGCATTGTCGCCACTTCATCCAAGACGAGCAAATCAAATGCTTGACCGCGTAAATTCTCTACGCTTTCCCATCCACGGAGAACTATCAGACTCTCACCGCCCTTTAATGTTCTGGTCCGTATTTCCAGTCTTGCTTCGTTGGTATCAATGATCGCTCCCAATAATTCCTTCTTTAGGAATTCCCACATAATATCGCGGGCTTGCTGATAGTTATTGGCAATATAGGCGATCCTACTGGGTTTGGCAATCGCCACGCCTTTGATTTCCTCGGCATCTAATGAAGTTTTACCCCAGCGCCGACCGCAGCGAAATACTCTGAATCTATGCTTGTCCTTTGCTATCTGGCTTTGAGTTGGATGTAATATCATGTTTTTCCGCTACCTCTTGCGAGATTTGAACCACTAAAGGTTTGTCGGGATTGCCCTCTAATTGCTGAGGAGGATTTCCTTCGGCCATACGGTAACGTAATTCGGGTGCTATTTTTTTGAGAAATTCCTCTTTTTCTTTATCCGACATTTCTATAAATTTTTTTCTATCATAATCTTTCAATCCTCCTTTAGGACGACCGCTCGGATTTCCAGATTGTCCTGGCTTGAATCTAGTATCTGGAGATGGATTAGAATTTGACATTTTCGTGATTTTTTCCTGTTAGCAGGATTTTTTCTTGGTGAGGACAAATTCTTCCGTCCCATTTGCCAAATTGACAGTTATGGCAAAGTGACTGATATCTATTTACTGGAAATTTTTCTACAAAGATTATTTTATAATATAAATCTTTACTGATTAATTTTCTTTTCCTACCGTATTTCATCTTATCTAAATAACCATCATTATAAATATGATCTATTGTCATGAATTTGGGTTCATTTTCGCCACAACAGACACAAATCCATCCATAATGATCAAAAACCTGTTTACGATAACCAGCTCTTAAACTATTTATTCTTTTATTAGTACAATCTTTACAAGATTTTCTTAATCGCCTATTTTGATCTGTTCTAACAGCAAATCGCTCTAAAGTTTTTTCTTCATTGCATTGACTACATTTTTGTTTTTCAATTTTAGGCATACATTTATTATATCACAAATTTCCTAATTAAAGTCCGCACTTGATATTTTGTAATTCCCAGTTGATACAACGAACTTGACAAATTATCTGACAATTCGTCTAAGCATTCTTTCGCCGCTTTTGCTCCCAATGCCTTGCTGACAAACTTCCACTGGCCGGCATATGCTTCAATCTCTTGTTCCTGTCTGAACTCTTTATCATTCATATATTTCAACCACCATAGTTCAGAATTGTTGCCTTGTTGTTTGGCGTGGATTTCCTCATGGAATATGATATCCGCCGGAATATCATTGCCTCTGGGATTATACAATTTCTTTCCCCAAGGAAATAATGGCTGATACTGGGGTGAATCTATCGGAAAATGCCGTCTCAATTCCTGTGCATTTGGCGGCCAATCCTTGATAATTTTAAGGTTCATTCTTTCGGCGACGTGAAATTCTTTACTTTATAAAGTTGATTGTCTTTATTTTTAAGAATCTTGTACATCAAATTTCCACACTTATTGCATACATAATAATCGTGTTTGGGGAATTTCTTGGTCCTAATTCTTTTCATATCTTTCTATTTCCCGCATATTGCCTGAAGATTGGCAACCGTTTTACTTATTTCCGCAATTTGATTAAAAATTCTCATCTTTTAATTGTATACCAATACTTTTATTTTTGACATTTGAGCATTTGATTTAACTTTATGACACTCCTTGCATAAAACCTCTCCGTTATTCACATCAAATCTTAATCTTGGAAACTGCGCCCAAGGATAGATATGATTCACTTCCATTTTTTCCTTAATTTCTCCGCAGTCCATACATCTGTTACTGTCCCGAATCTTTACCCTCTTTTTAAACTCATTATACATAATACTACTTCTACGCTTATCCACTAACTTTGTTCTATCTTTTTTATATTTATAATGTAATTCTCCTGCTCTACCGAATGTTCCCGACAATCTAGTTATATTGGCACATTTATTAGAACAATGCCTCCTATTTTTCCTTGAAGGATACCTCCAAAATTCTTTTCCACAAATTATACAATTTAGAAGTACATGACCTTTCCAACGAGGATGCTTTTCTCCTCTCACTAATTTCATTCTTTCGCTGGTTTTCTTCGCCATTCTCAATCCAGTAATCGTTCCGTGGCAACTATAGGAACAATAAAAGGCAGTTTTTTCTCTAGCAGGTATTACAAAAAATTCTTTTTTACAATTTAAACATTCTTTTCTAATTCTCACTATTCTGGCCGCTATCGCTGCAATCCACTTTGGATTTTTCCGAGGATCATTATTTTTGAGAAAATGACCCTTTTCGTCCTTTATTACTTCTTGCATGTTACCTGCAAATCACTGACAATCTGACTTAATTCCGCGATCTGATTAACATAAAAACTTAAATCAGTTTTCTGACCAGTAATTTTATCATACCCGAGCCAAATACTAAGTCCCAAAAGAATTAAGATGAACCAGATTTGAATTTTCATTTTCTAAAGAGTTTCTTCAAAATCTCCAACGGATTTAATCGCTCTGCTCTGCTCTTTGCCGGTGGAGTAACGCTCTTAACTTCCAGCGCTTCAATCCTTGCGACAAATTCGCTTACCTTGGCACTTTTTAGCTTGAGGGCGTCTCCAAGTACCTTTATGAAATTTTCGTGGTTCTTAACGTTAATTTCAAGCGTTTTCACTTTCTCGGCTAAAGCGGTTTTCTCTTTTAGCAAAAACTCCACCTTGGGTTGAACATCGCGCTGGAATATCTGTAGGAGTTGAATTTGTGTATTGAAATCTTCCATAGCTTAATTCTAACATTTTTATTGTTTATGTGCTAGGTGCTGGAGCCGAGAGTAAGCTCTTATCTAGAATGAACTCTCGGATGCGGCGCTGAAAGTAGCTTGGTAAAGGATTTAATTTTTACCACCGCTTGCCAAAACTACTCGCCCCTTCGGACTTTCATCCTGCGCTTTATCTCCCTTTCAACGAGATTATTCGGCCACTCCAGCACCCAGAACACAAAGTATTCCGGGCAAATATGACTGACCTATTTCAGTATAACATATTTTCCTTATTGCAAACAAAAAACCGGCTTCGCAATCTCAAATCTTTTTAATGCAATCAATAATAATTTTTAGTTTGGGCTTTAATTCCAATAATTGAGACCTATAGAAATCTCTTTTTTCCTTTGGCAGGGTCATGTCTTGAATTTTTGCCAGAAGCAATTTAGCCAAGCGTAGAGAGAGAACTTGCCACTCTTTAATTTCCACTTCTTTTTGTTTCTCAATATCCATTTGTGTAATTATTTAATTCTTTATACAAATTGTTTTCGTATTGTAATTTAAGACTTCCGGTTTTCCCGCTATATCTGTTTTTTACCACGGCCAATATGGCATTAGAAGTCATTATTTTTCTTCTCGGATCATTGATGTCCGTTTCGTATATCCGGTGGAGCAATAAAACCGTGTCGGCTTCTTGGGCGATGAAACTGGAATCTCTCAAATCTTTCAAAGTTGGTGGCGCACCATCATCCGTCTTTGCCAAGTGAGCAACCAAGAAAATCGTAGTGCCGGTTTTAATCGCCAATTTTTTCAATTCCCGCATTATCATTCCGATAGCCAATGATGTGCTGCGTGTTTCCGCGAGCATCTCCATGCTGACAAGAAAATGCAGATGGTCAATGAAAACTATTTTTGTATTAAACTTAGCCACTCCCTCTAAAATTCTGGTGATTAACCAATCCATATTGGAGTCGGTGTTCTCTTTTGGAGCATAAGCTCTAAACATATCTTGAGAAAAATCAAACTTGTTTAGAAATTCCAAACCGCCGACCTCAAAAGAAAACCATAAGCATGGTATTTCATCCCGAACAAAAGTGTGGGTCATTGTTTGAAGCAAGGAGGTTTTGCCGGCTCCAGTCGGCGCGGACAACACGATAAGCTGTTGTGGACGAAATCCACCAAGCAAAGAATCCAAGGAATCCAGTTTGCTCTTAATTGGATTTATGAGCTTAGCTTTCGCTTCGTACTCCGCTTTTAGTGTGGGAAAATCAAGAATTTTGTCTGGGCCAGCGTATCTTTCAAGGATTTCCAGCTTTTTGAGATATTCTCTTTCTCCGGCGAGTTCCTGCTCTAATTCTTTTTGTTTTTTTGTAATTTTTTCTCCTAGGTTAGATAAATCCATAAATTTTATTTGTTGTTTTTTCTTTTCCACCGCTTGACCACATAATCCGAAAGCGCGCTTGTCATTGTGAACTCGTAGTCGTCTTTGCCCTTTTTAAGGTCTGCTTTTCGCATTTGCGCTGCCTCCACGATAATTGCCTTGATGTCCGGTGGGCCGTGCCCCCCAGCTAGCAACTCTCTTATCCGACTATCGCCCTTTAAAGAAAAAAGGTGAGGCTCTGTATTTAGCTCTTCCTGACAGATAAGGGAGTAGTAGTCCCAAATTTCCCTAAAAAGTTTTCTTTCTATGTCTTTTGTATTAGTATCTTTACGTACGTTATCTTTTGTATGCACCTTTTCCGTTACAGGCTCTGTAACCTTTTCCGTTACACCCTGTAACCTTTTCGGTGACAGCCCCCATAAGTCACTATTAAGGGAAAATATATACTTCCCGGCTTCTCCTTCACGGATTATTGCTTTCTTTTTTATGAGACTGATAACGGCTTGGCCAATATGATGCCTTTTAGTTTTCAATTCTTTAGCTATTTTAGATTGAGTAAGCCAATCAGTTTCTTTTTGCCATCCAATTGTTTTACGGCAAATAAACAATAAAATTCGTCCTTCCAAAGGTAAAAATTCCTTATTAAAAATAGCTTCTAAAATCTTATTCGGTATTTGTGTTGAGTTAAGTAGCTGCATATAAAAATCCCCACTTGGTTGAATGAATGAACGAACAAAGAAAATGGTATCTAACCTCCACCGGCCTTGCGGCCGTTCATTCACCCATTCAACTAAAGGGGGATTTTATTTTAGTTAGATATTACTTTCTTTGATGCATTATGTCAAACCTACAAATCAATCATAGCACATTTTTCTTGTTGTAGCAATAATTCCATCCACACCCTGTGGATAGACAAATCCTGTCAAGCTAGACAATTAAACAATGATTATGCTAGTATTAAATATATGAATAAACAAGAACGAATAAATTTCATAAAAAACGAAAGAGCGAAACGAATCACTTACGTCAGAATTGCGGAAACTTTAAAAATTTCTAGACAACGAATTCATCAAATTATTAACAATTATACTACTATTGATTCGGAAAAATCCAGAAAAATTTTGATACGAGATAATTTTGAATGTCAGTTAAAGGAAATTCCCTGTTATGGAAACAAGAAATTGGAAGTTCATCATCTTGACGGTGACTGTAAAAATAATTTCCGGTCCAACTTAATTACAGTTTGCCATTTATGTCATATGAAATTGGAAAAAATTTTACGGGAAAGTGGAATAAAAAAAAGAGATTCTCTAACCATTGCCGTAATTTTTGATAAAAAATGTGAAAACTGCAAAAAAACGTTTATCACTAAATCTGAAAAACGAAAATTTTGTTCAATGAATTGTTCTGTCAAAAAACACACTAAATGGATTGGAGAGAAAATATGCAAAGAATGTCTCACCAAAAAATGTAAGAGAGGATTCATAAAAAGCAATAATCTGTCTTATCTTTGCAATCCATGCAACACAGAAAGAGCAAAAACTTATTATAAAAATAGATATTTTAATGACCCCGAATTTCGTGCAAAGATAAAAATTAAAAATAGGCGAGCATATTTAAAAAGAAAAGATAAATCGTAAATCATTTTCAAGCAATGGCCCACTTATCCACATGGTAGAAATCCACCATTAAAAAACCATGCTACCATTTAATTATGGAACTTCCGCTAAACTACGCAGCTAAATTCGCCATTGCCAAAAGTCGCCGAACGCCAACCCAACTTTTAGCAGATGAAATTTATGACTGGGCCGGAAAAGAAGTGAAGTACGGCCGAATTCTTGGAATGATTAAATTAAATGGAATGCAATGCGTAAGAGAATGTTGGATAGAAGCTCAAAAATCAAAAGCAAAAAATTCTCTGGCATTATTTTTATATTTGGTTAGGCAAAACAAAACACAATGGATATGAAACAAATTGAGGAATTTAAGAATAAGATAATTTGCGGGGACTCGCTGGAAGTTTTGAAGACGCTACCCGCGGACTCGGTGGATTGTATCATCACCTCGCCACCATACTATGGCCTCCGGGACTACGGCGTAGAGGGCCAGATAGGATTAGAGAAAACCCTCGCTGAATATCTTGACCGGATGCTGACGATCACCGCCGAATGCAAACGAATTTTGAAACCTGTTGGCGTTATGTTTTGGAATCACGGTGATTCTTACGGGACGGGAAGTGGTACCGGAATAAGGAATGGAAAACAAGCAACAGTTCGCGGAACTCAAATGAATAAAACTTGGCAAAGAGAAGGCAAAAAGAAAATTATTGGATATGAAAAATCTTTACTATTCCAAAATTTTAGACTAGCCATTCGGATGTGCGATGAGCAAAAATGGATAGCTAGAAATTTATTGATTTGGCATAAACCGAATGTGATGCCATCCTCTGCCAAAGACCGTTTCACAGTTGATTTTGAACCAGTGTTCTTTTTTTCAAAGTCCAAGAAATACTGGTTTGAAACGCAGTATGAGCAATATGCCGAACCAATGAACCGCTGGGGTGGCGATAATCTAAAAGCCAATGGCAAGAGTGAATGGGATAATGAAACTGGCCAAACTATTTATCGGGATAGAAATATGAGGCCGAACTCTCTCGGCCGCAACAAGCGCGCCGTATGGAAAATCGCTACCCATCCTTTCAAGGAGGCACATTTCGCCACTTTCCCAGAAGCTCTCATTGAGCCGATGATAAAAGCCGGTTGCCCACAGGGGGGGGTCGTGCTTGATCCGTTTTTTGGGGCAGGCACTTCAGGAATGGTTGCGAAGAAACTCGGCAGAAATTTTATTGGCATTGAATTGAATCCTGATTACATAGAAATCGCCAATAAACGTCTCGCCTCAATTCAATCTCCAATGTTATGAATCAAAATAAAATAGAACTTTTAATCGCATTCATTGAAAACCAGAAATTAGCGCCGCCGGTTTACGGCCGGAATAATGTCTCGCGCTTGCTCAATAACGCGCTTGAAACAATCCAGAGAAAAATCCTCAAATATGCCAAGCGCGGGAAAAAATAAAGTAAGACGATTGAAGCCGCTGCCGGAAGACCAGGCCCGGAATATCTTGGCCCGCATTTATAAAATCTTCAAACCAACTCAATCGGAAATCCAACAAGTCGCAAAAAATTATCGCATAGCCACCGGCAACGGAATAAAATACGCGCGACCCAAATCAGAGTTAACCAAGCAAGCGCGGCGCGACATATTTATGCGGAAGTTTTGATGGGAAAATCCATCCACAGGGGGGCTTGCGTTATTCAAACGGTTAGTATATACTTCAAAACATAGGAAAAGGTCGCGAGAAATTATAAACCAAAAAATAAAAATCAAAATGTATAATCTCAATAGTATGTCTGTACTGGAAGGCAAAGACTTGAAGGCTGAAGTTCAATGCGTAGTCTGCGGCAATCCGGCAACGCAGGGCCGTGATGCGGAAAGCAATAGATACTGCCGACTTAAAAATTTTGTTAATGTGTTCCTCGCAGTATTTATTGCCTTCTACATTTTTAAGTCGTAAGTAAGGCGCGCAGAGAGGAGCTTCGGTGGCCGCGCGGCTTCCCGGAGTTCCTCCCTCAAAACAAATAAATACAATGAATAATCACAATAAAGTATCGGCAATGCCCAAAGTGGTTACAATCCTGCCAGACAATACGAAAATCTGGCGAGATAAAACCGCAGGTGAAATTTTAGCCGAGGAGATTGATAAAATGAATAAACCATTACCAAATAGAGAAAAGTTTTATAACAATGAATAAAGCACAATACAAATTTGACGAAAAAGAACATCTGCATACCTTGAACGGCAAGCCGCTTACCGGCACGAGTTCAGTGGTCAATGTTTTGAGCAAGCCCCTGACTTGGTGGGCCGCGGAATGCGCGGCGGTAGAATGCCTAGAAGCCGGCGTTAAAATTCCCACAATCAGAGAAGAGTACGAAAAAGCAAAACAAAGTGGAAATAAAAGTTTGGCAATCAAGGAACTTGAAAAGAAATATCCAATTTTCAAACGAGCCAGATACGCCCATAACGAATCAAAGAAAGAAGCGGCGGAAAAGGGTACGGATTTACATTCCGAATTGGAGAAATTCGTCAAAACCTCAATGGGTTTGATGAATGTAAAAGAATTTGATAAGCGGACAATCCCATTCCAAGAGTGGGCGGAAAAGAACGCGAAAAGATTTTTGGCGAGCGAAACAAATTGTTATTCGGAACGCTTGTGGTTGGGGGGCGTAATTGACGCCATTGCCGAATTGAGTGACGGCTCATTGGCCGTAATTGATTTCAAAAGTTCCAAAGAAGCATATCCAGGACAATTTCTCCAGGCTTGTTTATACGCCCTGCAAGCTAATGAAAACGGCTTATTTGATAAAACTGGAACGCAACATAAAAAATTGGACAAACAAATTGATAAAATCATTATCGTCCCGTTCGGTGCGGAAAATGTTGTCCCAGAAATCCGTAATGTAAAAGATTATCAGCAGGGTGCGGAAGCGGCGGTAATTCTGTATCGGACATTGGGATTTGAGGAAAGGGTCAAAACTCAAAAAAATTAACAAACAGATGGAGCTATCAAAAAATATGGAAGAAAAGGTTTTTTATAAGGTAAAAGACCTTGCGAAATTGTTAGAGGTAAGCATTGTAACGATTCATCACTGCATAAAAGCAGGTCGTTTGAGGGCGTACAAAATTGGTCGTGAGTTTCGCATAGACAAGACAGAGCTTGAGGCGTTTCTAATAAAGAGTAAGCACTAAATAACTATGACCGAAAAAGAACGATTACAACAAAAAGAAAAACAACACAATGAATAATAAAAACATAATAACAATAATCCCATTATCAAGTGCCGTAATTAAGTCAGGAAAATCCACGAAAGATGGCAAAACTTTTTCGTGGACAATCTATCGCGTAGTGGCAACGATCCTGCCCGACCAAAGAACGCAGACATTTTCCTCGTTTGAAGATTTTGGCGGCAAAATAGATATTGAGTGCAAGGTAGAGGTGGAAAAATCGGTGAAAGTCAAAGACGGCAAAACCTATGAGAACTACATGATAAGTTCGCCAAAACGAAATGTCTGGCAAGAGTTGGATGCAATCAACGTCCGCTTGGATAAATTGGAAAATAGGAAACAAGATAGTGAATTGGATTTGGGCGTGGAAGCGCCGGTGGAGGACAAAGGTGAAGACTCATCGGACAGTTCATTGCCCTTCTAACATGATTTGCCCAACAGACCATACGCCGATGCAGACGGTTCCCAATTCCGAGAAGGGCAAAATGACTGACGTTTTCTACATGACGGAAGAAATCAAATTTTGTCCAACTTGCGGTAAAAAAGTTCGTGAACATTATGAGGCCGAAGTATTTGTTGAAAAAATAAAACAAAATAGTGCTGGTCAGAGAAACTACGAAAAAAAGGCGGGATTAAAAACAGGAGTGGTTGTAACCATAGAAGATGTCTTGAGAATTGTGAAACAAATACAACAGAAATTAAAGAAAAAATGAATAGACTTTCACCAATTTATGAAATATAAGCAAGGTCAAAATCCAAATAGTTGGTTTAAACATGGACATACACTATCGGAAGAATCCAAAAAGAAGATTGGCGACGCATTAAGGAATCGTAAACATCCGGAAAAATCGGGAACGAATAGTTATAACTGGAACAGTTTTCTAAAAAAATGTGCCGAATGTTCTAAAGAATTTTATGTTCAAAAT